CTCTAGGAACGCATTAGAAGAGGCTACAGAGGAATCTTGGTCTTCAGGCTAGGGTGGTAGCCAAGACCTCTAGAATCCCGCTGTAGCCTCAAATTTACCCCCCTAGCGTTGATTTTAATCCTGCCCCAGGGAGTCGTAGTACAAACCCAGGAGATCGAGAGCCTCTTTAGCCTCCTTTGCATGTGCTTCGCACTAGTGTACCTGTATCTCTGATAGATACCTCCACCCTCTAGTCAAGTCTCCTATCTATAAGTTGTAAGTGGAACCTAGGGCACTACTCTAAGAGTCTCTTCTCTTAGAGAGTCTTTAGCTAGAGGTTCTCTTGTTTTATTCTCCTGTATAATCCTTTAATAAAACATACCTCTAGCTACGCTTGTAGCAAGTCTACTAGATAGACTCCTTTAGTAGTTCTTCCACCTAATTCTTAGAGTATCCTCCCCTCCTTTAATGGTTCCCCTCCAGTCTTTGTAAAATAGTTGTTGACAAAACTATAGAATAGGGTTTAATACTTCCCGAGTAAGGAGAGAATATGACCTGTCACATTTGCAAGCACAGCGACCACAACTACAAGACCTGTCCTAATCGGTATCAGGTTTTCACCAATGCATCTGGGGCCTGGATTACTTCTGGTCTCTTCAAGGAACTGGATAACTCTAATTACGGCCGGTACATCTATACCCTAAGACCAGACGATCTTTCAGAGGAAGTGCCCTCTCTTCAAAAGCTCTATCTAAGCTATGATGATCTAACCGAGTACCAATTTGCTAATGAGTGCCTCGGAGGCTGGGACCACTGGCAGACAATACTAGGTTCACCCAATGAATTCCTACAAAAAGCTATTGTTGTCTGGCGCACAGAACTGGAAGTTAAACTCAAGGCAGAGGCTTTCAGAAGGATTAAAGAAGAAGCTGAAGCCGATGGCCGTAACGGGTTCGCTGCTAACAGGTACATCATTGAACGATCCTGGGCAGGAGATTTCGCTAAACCTAAGCCCAGAGCCGAAAGCAAACCAAGAGGCAGACCCTCTAAGGATGAAATCAAGTCCGCTGCGGCTGCTATTGCATTAAAAAATAAACAAGTAGAAGACGATTTTGACCGACTCTTCCCAAACGAGTAAAAAGGATCAGATTCGACAGAGAGCCCTAGCAGACCTAGAGTTCTTTATCCGGCTAGTCCACCCCAATCGAGTCTTAGGCCACGTTCACCAAGACCTAATATCCTGGTGGACCCGTCCTGAAGCTAAGTCTCACCAATTGGTTCTACTCCCTCGTGATCACCAGAAGTCAGCTCTCATGGCTTACCGGGTGGCCTGGGAGATCACTAAGAATCCAGCTATTCGTATCCTCTACATCTCGGCTACCTCTAAGCTCGCTATCAAGCAGCTCAAGTTCATTAAAGACATTTTGACCTCGGACATCTACAGATTTTATTGGCCTGAGATGGTGAACGTAGAGGAAAGTAAGCGAGAGAAGTGGACCGAGACTGAGATTGCCGTAGACCACCCTCTCCGTAAGGCTGAATACATCAGAGATGCTACGGTCTTCACTGCTGGTCTTACTACCACTATCACTGGCCTACACTGTGATATCGCTGTCCTAGATGACATCATTGTAGAAGACAACGCTTATACCCAGGAAGGCAGAGAAAAGGTTCGTACCCAAGCAAGTTACCTCGCTTCGATCTTGGGTGCTGATTCCAAACTCTGGGCTGTCGGTACTCGCTATTTCCCTTCCGACTACTACAATGACATGCAGTCAATGGTGGTCGAAATCTTCAACGACAATGGCGAGATCATTGAATCTGAGCACCTGTACGAAACATTCGAAAGGCAAGTAGAATCTCATGGTGATGGTACTGGGCAGTTTCTTTGGCCCCGATCACAGACAACTAACGGGAAGTGGTTTGGATTTGATCAGCGTGAACTCGCCAGAAAGAGAGCACAATATTCTGATCCCTCGAAATTCCGCGCGCAATATTACAACGACCCCAACGATATCTCTTCTTCACCCATTACCTATGATATGTTCCAGTACTATGACCAAAGATACTTGGAGAACAGGTCGGGTAAGTGGTATTTCAAGGATACGCGCCTTAATATCTTCGCTGCCATTGATTTCGCATTTTCTCTGAAGAAAGAAGCAGACTTTACAGCTATCGTAGTCGTAGGAGTCGATTCTCGAAAGAACTACTATATCCTAGACGTAGACCGATTCAAAACTAATCAAATCAGCGTTTACTTCGACCATCTTCTTTCACTCCACAGCAAATGGCAGTTCAGAAAGGTTCGAATGGAAGTCAACGTAGCTCAGACGATTCTTGTTAAAGAGCTAAAAGACAACTACATCAGAACCTATGGTCTAGCTCTCTCCGTAGATGAATATCGCCCCAGTCACAAGGAGGGCAGCAAGGAAGAGAGGATTGAGGCCAATCTACAGCCCAAATATTCCAATAAGCAAATCTGGCATTTCCGTGGTGGTACGTGTCAGCTCCTAGAACAAGAACTTGTTTCTCAGAAGCCGCCGCATGACGATATCAAAGACGCTCTTTGCGCTGCTATTGAAATCTGTGTTCCACCCACTCTAAATTCTTCTACCCCTGGTAAGATAATTTCTAACAAGTATGTTTCTCATCCTCGATTTGGAGGTATCGTTTGATTTACGCTGCTGATGGTTCTATTAACGTCACTCTAGTAGATGGCTCTGTCTACACGGGTCTTTATGCTGCTGACGGTACTTGGAATGTAATCGAGGCTGTTGGCTTCGGTCTTTATCACCCATGCGGAGCCTACCGTGTCACTACTGTAGATGGTTCTACCTTTACTGGTATCCAGGCTGCCGATGGCTCTTGGAATGTAACGAACGCAGACTCGGACGGGGAGACAGGGTTTCAGCATCCGTGTGGTGCTATTCGTATGTCTGGTCTTTTTTCTCCCCTCTCCCTCGCGCCGTTCCTTTGGCTGGACCCGTCGGACCTGAGCACGCTGTTCCAGGACTCGACGATGCTGACGCCCGTCACGGCATCGGACGATCCAGTCGGGGCGATGCTGGATAAGTCGGGGAATGGCCATCACGTAGTACAGGCCACGGCAGGAGCGAGGCCGCTTTATAAGACGAGCGGGGGGCTGCATTGGCTGGAGTTCGATGGGGTTGATGATACATTGGGTGCTAATGTGTCTGCGGTAACACCTTATGATTGCATCGGTGCGTTTCGGCTTATCAGTGAGGTCGGCCCTACAGCAGAAAATATGCTGATGGGGTCTGGGGGTGATTTCTTTTTGTTAGTCGCCGATACGACTTTCGGCGTTGCGCAGGGTACAACGCAGGGTTCATTACTTTTTGGTGCTACGAGTCTTGGTGCTGATTTTGTTGCTACACAGCACTATGACGTTGCCGACGATTCCCGAGGCGCGATTGATAATGGTGATTATACTGTAGGCGCCCAAGGTAGCGGACCATTTGAAATTGCAGGCTTAGAGTTAGGACAACGTAATAGTTTGCATTTTTCTAACATGCGTTTCTACGGCCTCGCATTTTTCGACCGCGCTCTAGCAGACCCCGAGATCGCCCAGCTCCGCACCTATCTAGCTAGTAAACAAGGACGAGTATTGTAAGTGTCTACTGTTCTCACTATTGAAGAGATTATAATCCCCGATCAACTTGGCAACGCCATCTCGAATAACTATATCGAGTGGGAGTCTTTTCGTCAGCGTTGGGTGGCCGATAAGGAAGAAATCCTAAGGTACGTCTTCGCCACGGATACTACTCAGACTAGTAATAGCAAGCTCCCCTGGTCAAATAAGACTACTCTTCCCAAGCTCTGCCAAATCCGAGACAACATTTCTGCTAACTACATGATGTCTCTTTTCCCAAAGCGTAATTGGCTTACCTGGGAAGGGCAGACTCCAGAGGACGAGTTTGAGAAGAAGTCGGCTATTCAGCAATACATGGCTTGGGTTACTGATCGTCCTGAATTCTACTCCGAGATGGAGAAGATTGTCCTAGACTACATTGACTACGGTAATTGTTTTATTACTGTCGAGTGGATGGATAACTCTAACATCGTCGATCCTAAAGAAGGTAGTGCAGTAGGGGAACAGGTTGGCTATGTTGGCCCCATGATCCGGCGCATCTCTCCACTCGATATCGTCTTTAACCCCCTAGCGCGTGACTTCGCTTCTTCACCCAAAATCATTCGCTCCTTTATCTCTCTCGGAGAGGTCAAGGAGATGCTTATGCGTCAAAGTGTCGAGCCCCAAGAACGAGCTGACGCCGAAGCATTGTACCTCTACTTGAAGGACATTCGCGAGCGTGCTTCTCTCTTGGCTCCTGATAATTCGGGTACTAAAGACGCTATTTATGAAATCTCTGGTTTCGATACTTTCCGTAGTTATCTCGATTCTAACTATGTCGAGGTTCTAACCTTCTATGGCGATATTTATGACGAGGCTACAGATACCTTTCTCCGAAATCACGTAATCAAGATCGTAGATCGTCACAAGGTTATCTCTAAGAGAACCAACCCCAGCTACTTTGGTAAAGCTCCTATTTGGCACTGTGGTTGGCGAGTTCGTCCTGATAATCTCTGGGCTATGGGTCCTCTCGATAATCTCGTGGGAATGCAGTACCGGATTGATCATCTAGAGAACATGAAGGCTGACGTATTCGATCTTATCGCTTATCCACCCCTCGCTATTACTGGATATGTTGATGATTTCGAGTGGGGTCCTTTCGAAAAGATTTATCTCGGAGATGAAGGCAAGATCGACGTTCTCTCTCCTGATGTTCAAGCTCTACAAGCAGACACCCAAATTGCTATCCTCGAACAGAAGATGGAGGAAATGGCCGGGTCTCCTAAGGAGGCTATGGGTCTTCGTTCTCCTGGTGAAAAGACCAAGTACGAAGTCCAGGTAATGGAAAATGGACGGGGCCGCATCTTCCAGAACAAGATTAATCATATCGAAAGAGACGGCCTAGAGCCAGCTCTCAATGGTTGTCTTGAGTTGGCCAAGCGTAATATGACTCAGACGACTATCCGAGTCTTTGACGATGAAATTAAGATTGCTACGTTCAAGAACCTTACTGCGGCAGATATCACTGGTAATGGCCGCCTGAAGCCAATCGCTGCTAGACATTTTGCAGAACAGGCTCAGATGATCCAGGATTTGACAGCGTTCTACCAATCTGCGGCAGGACAGGACCCCGAGCTTCGCATTCACTTTTCTTC